GGCGCGCGCCGCCCGGGCCCGCCTGCCGGAAGGGCCGCTGGTCGTCGTCAATCCCTGCGGCAGCGGCCCGGCCAAAACCTGGCCGCACGCCCGGGCCTTTCTCGAACGCATGGCCGCCGCCCGCATCCCCACCGTGGTCCTCGGCGACACCCGCGACCTCGACCTGCAGGACATCGAGCCTTATGTCCTTGTCGTCGGCACGGCCTGGCCGATCCGCGCGGCCATGGCCTTCGCCCAGTGCGCCGATGTCGTCGTCGGCACGGAAAGCAGCATCCTCAACAGCGTCGCCAGCCTGCCCTCGCTCAAGGTGGCGCTGCTCTCGCACAGCAGCGCCGAGAACCTGACCAAGCACTGGACGAACACCGCCGCCATCGAGCCGCAGGGCGTGGCCTGCCACCCCTGCCATCGCGTGCATGGCGCGCACCTTGGCTTCTGCAGCCGCGACACCCACAGCGGCGCCGCCGCCTGCATGGCCAGCGCCGGCCCGGACCTGGTCGCCGACTTCATCCTCGACCGCCTGAAGGCCGCCGCATGACCCCCGCCCTCGCCGCCGACCTCGCCGCGCTTTTCTCCGACTTCGGCGTCCCCGCCACGGTCGGGGGCGTGGCTGTCACGGCGATTTTCGACAACAACTACGCCGAGGCGCTGGGCTACACCGCCGGCGCCAAGCCCATGCTGCTGCTCGCCACGGCCGGCGTGCCGGATGTCGCCGCCGGCGATGCCGTCGTGGTCGGCTCGGTCAGCTACACCGTCGCTGGCATCGAGCCGGATGGCACCGGGCTCACCGTCCTGCGCCTGGAGTCGGCATGAGCCACGTCCGCCAGCAGATCCGCGAAGCGGTGGTCGCGGCCCTCACCGGCCTCGCCACCACCGGCAGCCGGGTTCATGCGTCGCGGCTGCGCCCGCAGGGCGACGCCGGGCTGCCCTGCCTGCTGGTGACGACCGAGTCCGAAGAGGTCGTCGAGACCAGCATCCTCGGCCTGCAGCGCCGCGAGCTGGTCGTGCAGGTGCGCGGCTACGCCAAGGCCACCGGCGCGCTCGACGACACGCTCGACACCATCGCCGCCGAAGTCGAAACGGCGCTCGGCGCCGACGTCACCCTCGGCGGCCTGGCCAAGGGCAGCCTGCTGCTCGCGGGCATCGACATCGATTTTGACGACGCGCTGGACAAGCCGGTCGGCGTGGTCGTTTTGCAGTTCAAGGCCGGCTATTACACCGTCGCCGGCGCACCCGGCGTGCTCGCCTAACCCGCTCTCACAGGAGACAGACATGCCCACCATCCGCACCCCAGCCGGCACCAAGATCTACATGGCCTCCGCCGCCGCCGGCACCGCCCAGTCCATCACCGGCATCACCAAGGCCAGCCCCGGCGTCCTCACCTACTCCGGCGCCGACACCTTCACCAACGGCACCTATGCCGCGCTGTCGTCCATGTTCGGCATGACCGAACTCGAGGATGCGCTGATCCGCGTCGCCAACGTGAACACCGCCGCGAATACCCTGGAGCTGGAAGACCAGAACACCAGCGCCTACAGCACCTTCGTCAGCGGGAACATCTCGCCCGTCACGCTCGACACCGAGATCGTCACCGCCACCGGCTTCACCATCTCCGGCGGCGACCAGCAGTTCGCCGAGTACACCTACCTGTGGGACAAGATCACCCGCAAGCAGCCGACCACGAAGTCTGGCATGACCATCGAGGTCCCGGCGATCTGGGACCCGCAGGATGCGTCGTCCATCGCCATCCTCGCCGCTTCCGACGCCTCGGCCAAGCGCGGCTTCAAGGTCGTCCTGCCCGATGGCCTGGAGATCCTGTTCTTCGGCTATATCGGCTCCAGCGGCCTGCCGCGCGTCGACAACATCAACAGCGTCATGCAGACGACCTTCACGATCGCCGCCGCGAGCCGCGTCCGGTACGTCTACTAAGCCGTTTTGCCGGCGGCAGCGGACCTCCCGCCGCCAGTGTCGCGCCCACCTCACGCGACCGCCGCCGGCTCCCTGTTGAGGTGACCGCATGAGGTGACCATGTTCAAGATCGACCCGAATCCGACCTTCGAGGTGCGCGTCGCCGGCTTCGTGCCGGGCCGCCCCACCGATGGCCTGACCGTCAAGTACCGCTACCAGAACGGCGAGCAGTTCCAGGCCTGGCTGCAGTCCTTCGCCGACAAGACCGTCGAGGACCTGCTGCTCGACATCATCGACGGCTGGCGCGACGCCCCGCGCGAATTCAGCCGCGAGGCCCTGCAGGATGTCTGCAAGGCCTACCCGGCCTTCGCCACCGCCCTGATCGACGCCTACCGCGGCGAGCTGTTCGAGGCCAAGCGAAAAAACTCCTAGAGGCCGCGCGATGCCTGTACACGCCCAGCAACGCGCAGCAGACGGCCTCGGAACTCCTGGGCCTGCCGGTGGAACGCGCCGCCGGCTTTGCCGCCGCGCCGCTGGGCATCTGGCCGGGCAACTGGAAAACCGTCCTGCTCTTCGCGGCCCTGGGCACGCAGTGGCGGGCCGGCATGGCCGGCCCGGTGGGGCTGGACTACGCCGTGCTGCCCATGGTGGCGCGGCAGCTGCGCATCCGCCTGAAGCGCAGCCGTTTCGCCGCCCTGCAGGCCATGGAGGCGGAAGTGCTGCGGATCTTCAAGGAGCGGCGTAGCGATGGCTGAGAACAGCACCAAGATCGTCATCAGCGCGGAAGACCGCGCCAGCGGCACGCTGAAGGGCATCGGCGCGCACATGGGCGGCCTGAGCGGCGCCGCCGCCGCCGCCAACGCCGCCCTGGCCTCCCTCTCCGCCGGCGCCGCCCTGGCCGGCCTCGCCGCCACCGCCAAGGCCGCCATCGACGCCGCCGACAACCTCAACGACCTGAGCCAGAAGACCGGTATCGCCATCAAGGACCTCGTCGCCTACAAGCTGGCGGCCGAGCAGTCGGGGACCTCGCTGGATGTCGTCGCCAAGGGCATGAAGGCGCTGGCGGTCGGCATGATTGAGAACAAGGACGCGCTGACCGCTGCCGGAATCACCGCCAAGGACACCAGTGGCGCCATGCGCCAGCTCGCCGAGCTGTTCAGCCAGATGCCGGACGGCGCGGAGAAAGCGGCCATCGCCACCAAACTGCTCGGCAAGGCCGGCACGGACCTGATCCCGCTGCTAAATCTGGGCACGAAGGGGCTCAATGACTCTGCCGAAGCCTCGGCGCGCTACGGTGCCGCCATGGCCGCCCTGGCGCCGCGGGCAGATAAGTTCAACGACGACATGAGCGCCCTATCGCTCAATATGCAGGCGATCGGCGCGGAGTTGGCGCAGGCGGTCGCGCCAGCGTTGAATGTGCTTGCCGAGGAAATGCTGGCGGCCAGCAAGGAAACGACCGGGTTGTCGACCCAAGCCAGCGTCCTGAAAACCGTTTTCGAGACAGTGGTGGTCCTCGGTGCCAATGTTGCCTACGTTCTAACGGGCATCGGGAAAGAGATTGGTGGCGTGGCCGCGCAGATGGCGGCCCTGGCGCGATTCGACTTTAAGGGCTTTGTCGACATTCATCGGTGGATGGAAGAGGACGCCGCGCGCGCGCGGAAGGAAATCGACGCCCTGAGCGAGCGGCTGCTCAATCCGCCGGCGATGAAGTCGGAGCAGAAAAGCGCCCCCTCCGACGACCTGCTGCGCCGCTTGGAGGAACTGAAAAAACGCCTGGCCGGCGCCGGAACTGCCAGCAAAACCGCCCGCGATGCCTACGAGGAACTGCTGACGCGCCTCAACGCCAAGGACGCTGGAATCGACGCGGGGTTCTTCAAGGACCTGCAGACCTTGCAGGCCGGCTTCGCCAAGCATGGCGACCTGGCCCGGCATCAGGCCGAGGTGCAGAAACTGGTCGAGACGCAGGGCTACTACAAGGACGCGCTGAAGGCGACCGCCAAGGCCGAGGAGGACTGGCAGAAGAGCGTCGAGAAGGCCCGCCAGGCCGTCGATGACGAGATCCGCAAGCTGGAGGAGCGCGCCAGCGCCGCCGAAGGGGAACTGGAGACCTACGGCAAGACCAAGAGCGAGATCGAGGCGCTGATCATCGCCCGGCTGGAAGAGCAGAAGGCCATGACCATGGGCCTCGATTCGCAGGAGGAACTGGTCGCCAATCTCGAAAAGGAGATCGCCGCCCGCAAGCGCGCCCGCGCCGCCTTCGCCGGCGTCGAGGCCAAGGACGCCGCCAAGAAGGCGGCCGAGGATGCCGCCCGCGCCTGGGAGGACTTCGCCCGCGACATCGAGCAGTCGCTGACGGACGCCCTCATGCGCAGCTTCGAGGCCGGTGACGACTTCGGCCGCGCCTTCGCCAAGAACCTGGAAAACATCTTCAAGACCATGATCCTCAAGTTCGCCATCCAGGCCACCATTGGTGGCGCCGGGCAGCTGCTCGGCATCCAGACCTCGGCCGGCGCGACGAATGCCTTCAGCACGGCCGCCAACCTGTGGTCCACCGGCAGCGGCCTCTACCAGGGCTGGACCGGCCTGACGACCGGCGGCGGCCAGGGCGCCTGGGGGCAGGCCGGCAACTGGCTGGGCAACCAACTCGGCACCTACCCGACGGCCGGCGGCTCGCTCAATGCGTCGGCGGTCAACTATACGAACAGCATGGACCTCGCCAGCGACGGCGCCGGCAGCATGTCCGGCTCGATGGCCGGGCTTGGCTACATGGCCGCCTTCATGGCCGTCGGCATCGCGCTCGGTGAGTGGTTGGACTCCAAGGCTGGCGGCGTCAAAACAGAGGGCGACGCTTTTATGACTGTTGGTGACGACGGCCCAACCTTTGCCGACCGCTTCGTCACCGGCTCTGACATGTTTTCCGGCAATACCGGCGTCGCGTTCGTGGATGTCAACGGCAACCCGGCCGGCGAGACGACGAGCTTCTACAGCGAGGCCAACGGCTTCACCGACTACCTCTACAACACCGTCACCCGCCGGGTGTCGGATCAACTCACCGACCTGCTGACGCCGTTCAGCGGCGCGGTGCGCGACTTCATCGGCGAGCTCGGCGGCGATGCCTCCGGCCTGGCCTTCGCGCTGGGTTATTCGGCCGATGCGCAGGGCAAGGCGGGCGTGACGCTGGGCTCCGGCGTGGCCGGCGCCGATGGTGTGCAAATCTACGGAGGAAACAAGAGCGTCAGCGGTGACCTTGGCGCCGAACTGAACCTCGAACTGCAGCGCATGCTCCTCGCCTCGATCAAGGCGGCCGACGTGTCGAGCCTGTTCAAGGACGCCCTTGCCGGCGTGGACATTGCCGCGCTCGACGGCGAGGGTATCGCCAAGATGTTCAGCAACATCGGCCTGCTCAAGCAGGCCTTCGACCAGTTCGAGGACCTGTTCCCGGACCAGGGCGGCCTGACCAGTGGCCTGCTGAAGGCCATGGGCGGCATGGAGGCCATGCAGGCATCGCTCGCCACCTACTACGACGTGGCCTACAGCGCCGAGGAAAAGCAGGCGATGCTGCGCCGCGACCTGGAGGACCAGTTCGCCGCGCTCAACGTCGCCATGCCAGATTCCGTCGCCAGCCTGCGCGCCCTGGTGGAAGCGCAGGACCTCTCGACCGAATCCGGCCGCGCCCTGTTCGCCGCCCTCATCAAGCTCGCGCCAGCCCTGGCGCAGGTGACCGACTCGGCCAGCGGCCTGCAGGACCCCGTGCAGGCCGCCCTGGCCGGCGTCGATCGCGCCGTGCGCGCCGAGAAGGACCGCCTGCAGTCGGCCTACGAGGCGAACATCGACAGCCTCGACCAGCGCCTGGCCGCATCCGGCAGCCGCTACGACACCCTGCAATCGCTGGCGCAGACCCTGACCGGCGCGCTGGGTGGCATGGGCGCGGATTCGCCGCTCACCCTGGCCCTGCGCCGGCAGGCACAGGCGCAGCTCGGCGGCATGGCCGCCATGGCCCGCGCCGGAGGCGTCCTGCCGACCCCCGACGCCCTGCAGCCGCTGCTCGCCACCCTGGGTCGTCCGGCCGGCGACCTCTACGCCAGCCGCGTCGATTTCCTGCGCGAGCAGGCGCAGACGCGCGCCGCGCTGCTCGGCCTCTCGCAGGTCACCGACAGCGCACTGACCATCGAGGAGCAGACCCTGGCCGAGCTCAAAGCCAGCCGCGAGGCCGCCGAGCGCGGCTACCGCGAACAGGTCGACACCCTCGACGCGCAGCTCGCCGCCGCCCGCGACCAGGTGGACATCCTCGCCGGCATCGACAAGAGCGTGCTGTCGGTGCGCGATGCCATCGCCGCCCTGGAGGCCGCCATCACCGGCAAAAAGGGCGCTGCTGCGGCAACGGCCGCGAAGCCAACGACGGCCACCACCGGCCCGGCCTCCGTCTTCGGCCCCGGCGGTGGCGCTGCGCCGGTCGCCGAATTCCGCGAGCAGTTCAACCTGCTCGGCACGCCGTACTTCCGCGACGTGACCGACCCGACGGCCATCTCGCGCTACCGCGACATCGCCGCCTACGTCCGCGAGCATTACGACCCCGCCGACCCGGCGACGGTGCGCAGCATCGCCGCCGCGGCGGACCAGTACGACGTGAGCCAGCGCGACATCGCCACCGCACTGGGCGTCGATCCCGACTACGTGCGCAAGATCTTCGAGCAGGCCGGCATCCCCGCCTTCGCGGCCGGCGGCGACCACCTGGGCGGCCTGCGCATCGTCGGCGAGCGCGGCCCGGAACTGGAGGTCGTCGGCCCGGCGCGAATCTTTAATTTCGACCAGATGCGCGGGCTGCTCCAGGGCGAAGACCTCGCCGCCGAACTGCGGGCCGTGCGCGCCGAACTGGCCGCCCTGCGCGCCGAGAACGGTGCCGAGAACCGCAGCATTTCCGCCGCCACGGCCAAGACCGCCCGCCTGCTCGACCGCGTGATCCCGGACGGCGACGCCCTGGCCGTGAGGACCGCCGCATGACGACCACCACCCGCCTGCTGCGGCCGCTGACCATCACCGACGCGATGCTCAACAGCAGCACCGCGCCGGAGAACGACCACGCCGCCTGGTCCGGCGCCACCACCTACGCAGCCGGCGACCGCTGCATCAAGACCAGCACCCACCGCATCTACGAGAGCGCCCAGGCCGCCAACCTCAACCACGACCCGGCGACCGACGACGGCACCTGGTGGCTCGACGTGGGGCCGACCAACCGCTGGGCCATGTTCGACCAGGCCGTCGGCAGCCAGACCAGCCAGGCGACGCCGCTGACGGTCGAGATCGAGCCGGGCGCCGTCATCGCCGGCCTGGCGCTGCTCGACGTGGAGGCGGCCACCGCCACCATCACGATGACCAGCGTGGCCGGCGGCGGCACGGTCTATTCCGCCACGCACGACATGATCGACGGCGCCGACCTGCTCGACTGGTACGCCTACTTCTTCGACGACATCGTGCCGCGCGACACCCTGATCATCGATGACCTGCCGGCCTACGCCGACGGCATCCTCACCGTCGCCCTGGTGGCGGCGACCACCGCGCGCTGCGGCACCCTGGCCATCGGCAGCCTCGCCGAGATCGGCCAGCCGCTGGCTGGCGCCGGCATCGGCATTATTGACTACAGCCGCAAGACCACGGACGACTGGGGCATCACCACCTTCGTCGAGCGCTCCTTCGCCAAGCGGATCGAGGTCGGCGTGATGATCGACGCCGCCGCCGTCGACTACGTCGCCCGCGTCCTGGCCGCCGTGCGCGCCACGCCATGCGTCTGGATCGTCGCGGAGGCGTACAGCAGCCTCGTCCTGTACGGCATCGCCCGCGACTGGGGCATCGACATCGCCTACCCGACGCACGCCGTCGGCCGGCTCACTCTGGAGGGACTGACCTGACATGACCACCATCACCGCCCTGCCGGACCCGCCCGACCGCGGCGACCCGACGAATTTCCGCACCCGCGCCGACGATTTTCTCGGCGCGCTGCCGACCCTTGTGACCGAGATCAACACGGTGGCCGGCGAGATCAACACCGCCAGCGCCGCTGCGGTCACTGCGCAGGCCGCCGCCGAGATCGCCGCCGCCGACGCGCAGGCTGCAGCCGACGTGACCAAGTGGATCAGCGGCACCACCTACGCGCAGGGCGTCTGCGTCTGGAGCCCGGCCGACTACCAGACCTACCGCCGCAAGGTGGCCGGCGCCGGCACCACCGATCCGAGCGCCGACGCGACGAACTGGGCGCGCATCCTGTCCCGGTCGGCGCCGTGGACCACGCTGACGGCCTCCGGGACGCTGACGACGAACTCGAACAACCGCTACGCCACCACCGGGCAGACCTACACCCTGCCCGCAACGGCAAACCTTGCGGATGGCGACGAAGTGCTGCTGGTCAATACCGGCAGCGACCTGACCAACATTGCCGCCGCCAACAGCGGGCAGACCATCGTCGGCGTCGCCAGCCGGACGCTGGACGCCCCGGTGGTGCGGCTCAAGTGGTGCGCAGGACTGACTGACTGGAGGGCGGTATGAGCGGATTTTTGGAACTGGGCGGCGGGCGAATCAAGAGCATCCAGCGGGGGACGATCACCGTCGGCCCAACGGGCGGCGGCAGTAGCATTTCATCGGCCACGGCGACGATTACGGCCGTTGACACCGCAAAAAGCATCATCAGCTTCCTCGGCGTTACGGCCGGCAGTGGCGGCGGTGGTGGCGATGCCCGCGTCGAGCTGACCAATGGAACGACCGTGACCGCGAAATGCCAGTCCTATGGCGTCGTCACCACGGTCATCGTTGGCTACCAGGTCGTGGAGTACTACTAATGCCCTACGCCCAACTCGCCGCCAACAACATCGCCCAGGCCGTCACCGACCAGGCCATCCCCGGCAGCATCCCCTGCGAATGGTCCGACATCGGCCGCCACTGGACCGGTGCCGCTTTCGAGGACGTGCCGCCCGGCCCGCCGGCATCCATCACCCCCCGGCAATTCCGCCTGGCCCTCAACGCCACCGGCCTGCGCGCCGCCGTCGATGCCGCGGTGGCCGCCGCCGACCAGGACACCCGCGACACCTACGAGTACGCGACCGAGTTCCGTCGCAGCGACCCGGTGCTGCTCGCCATGGCCGCCGCGCTCGGCAAGACCGAGGCCGAGATCGACGCGCTGTTCGCGCTCGGGGCGACCTTGTGAAATTCTGGGCGCGGCAGGTGCTGGTCGCCCTCGACCAGCTCATCAACGCCATCCTCGGCGGCTGGGCGGACGAATCGATCAGCGCCCGCGCCTGGCGCTGCCGGGAACGCTGGCCCTACCGGGCCTATCGCTTCGGCATCGACCTGCTGTTTTTCTGGGACCGCGACCACTGCGAGACGGCCTACCACAGCGAGATCGAGCGCGCCCAGTTCCCGCCGGAGTACCGGGACCACTTCATGCCGGAGGCGAGGGAGTGACCTACCTGCTCAAAAAACTCCTGCTCGACCTGTTCCTGGCCGCCACCGCGCCGCTGGTGTTCGCGTTCGTCCCGCGCGAGTGGAACCGGCTGCCGCGCTGGCTGCGCTACTACGAGGACGCCCACTATGGGATCAATGGCGACGATCAGTGGATCAATCCCGCTCTCCCCGATCACCCGCCGAACGATGCGGCGGCTCGGGCTTGGCGATGGCGCGTGCGCTGGTCCTGGCGCAACGCCAACACCTGGGACGCCGAAGCGGGCCTCGACACCCGGACCGTCGTCCGTGTCGAGTGGGACGGCGACATCGGCATCCGCAACAAACCCGCCCCCGGCCGCTCCGGCACCTGTCGCATCCGCGCCTGGGACAACCAGGGCCGGCAGTGGGACTGCACCTACACCGTCAGGCAGTGGGGATCAAGTGGCCGCTGCTTGAGGTACTACAGGGGCTACAAGTTGATGGACCTCGCCCAGCACGCCGCCCGCACCAGCGGCGACCTGTCTCCGAAGCTGATGGACGAACTGGGCCTGCGGCGCGTCCTTAATCGCGTCTGGGCGTGGAATCCCCTGATGGGGTTCGCCCGCGAGTGAAGGCAGGAGATTGGTGGGCGATGCTGGTGTCGAACCAGCGACCTTCCGCGTGTGAGGCGGACGCTCTACCGCTGAGCTAATCGCCCGGATTGCACCGGGAATTGCACCGGAAACCAGAAAACCCGCATGGTTGAGGCAAAAAACCCTGCCGTGTGAAGGCGTTTGAGGGGTCCTGACCGCCTCGGAAAGTCGCACTACATCGTGATCTGCCCGTCTCCGCGAATCTGTGGGTGGTGTAAAATTACACCGAAATTTACACCAGGAACGTCAATGCACGAACAGCACGGCCTCACGAAAACGCCACTCTATATGCATTGGAGAGCAATGCGAAATAGATGTTTGGGGACGGATAAGAATAAGATCAGGCACTACCAGTCAAAGGGCATAAGAATCTGTAAGGAGTGGGATTCTTTCCCGGTATTCATGGCGTGGGCTATAGAACACGGATGGGAAAAGGGGTTGACTCTCGACAGAATCGATCCCCGTGGAAATTATGAGCCTGCGAATTGCAGATGGGCGACCCCATTGCAGCAAGGGGAGACAAAATCAAATAAGGCCGTCGTTACTGTCGGAGATGAAACGCTCACGGTAAGCCAGTGGTCGCGCCGCATTGGCATAGGTCTATCGACCCTCTTCCGGCGCTACTACAAAGGCATAAGAGGTGCGGCCTTTGTCGCTCCTATAGACGCTAAAAAATCAAGGCGCATCACGGCATCAATGTGATCGCCCGCGAAAGCCCGTCCAGCGCCTCGCGCTGGCGGTCGATCAGCAGGTGGGCGTAGCGCTCGGTCGTGCGGACGGACGTGTGGCCGAGGATGTCCCGGATGACCTCCAGCGGAGTGCCCATGTTGATGAGCAGCGAGGCGCAGGAGTGGCGCAGATCGTGAAAGCGGATCTGCGGCATGCCGGCGGCCTCACGGGCGCGGCGGAAGCCAGTTTTTAGACCCTCGAAGTTGATCTGCAGCGGAATAAACTTCAGCCACGGCCGCAGCGCCGGGACGATGGGCACGGTACGGTGCCGCAGGGTTTTGGTGTTGCCGGCGAGAATGCGCAGCGTGTCGCGGCCGATGTCCAAGGCGGTGAGTTTGAGGATTTCGCCGCGCCGGCAGCCGGTGAGCAGGGCGATCCAGATCGCGGCGCGCACCTGCTCGCTGGCGGCATCAGTGAGCCGGCGCACTTCGGCCAGTCTTAGGTATTCGTGCCGGGCGTTGTTTTCGGCCAGGCGGCGGATCTTGCCGCCGTAGTCGCTGGGCGTCAAACCGCGCAGGTAGGCAATGGTCAGCGCCTTCTTGACGGTGCCGATGGTCCGGTTGATCGTGGCCGGCGCGTAGTGGCCGCGCATGTCGTCGATCATGCGCTGGATGGCGACCGGCGCGTCGCTGGCCCGGCGGCCCATCAGCCAGGGCCCGGCGCGGACGGCATGATGGCGCGCGGTTTCCGGGCTGCGCAGGTGGTCGGCGTGGGCGAGGTAGAGTTCCATCACCGCCGGCAGCATGGGGTCGCCCGGGATGTGGACGTCGCGCCGGCCGGCGGCGCGGCGCAGTTCGGCCTCTAGCTGCTTGGCATCACCCGCAGATGTGCCCGGCGGCATGCGTCGGTGTAGGCGGCGCCCGCCGACCATGACCGCGACGTGGCGGCGTCCGTCCTTGTCGATCCAGATTGACACTGGTGCTCCCGTAGCCAGCGCTTGACCTCGTCGAGATTGTAGCGCTTGCCGCGCCGGCCGATCGGTGTGTAGGGCAGTCCGTCCAGTTCCAGGCGCCGGACGGTGCTTTCGCTGATGGCCAGGGCGGCGCAGAGCTGCTGCCGGCTGAGGTCTGCGGTCAGCATGTGATGATCCGATCCAGCGGGCTCTGTACGCCGCGCCCGCCGCGGTTGAGGACGTGGGTGTCTCTCGATATGGCGGCCGAGAAAGCCCCGTGCAAGACAACGGAAGCGCCAATAAACGCGGCGGCGGCCTCGGCGGGGGTTGAAAACCGGCCAAGGTAGAGTCGCTTTTTTGTGATGGGCAGTGTAATGCGTGCGGCAAATTTCCCATCTGGGGCGGCGTCGACGCCAGTTCCGTGCTTGGATGCTCTAACTCGGTTGGCGATGTTTTGCGCCGGGGTGGCAAGGCGCAGATTTTCTATCCTGTTGTCTGCTGTGTTGCCATTGATGTGGTCAATATCGCCAACTGGGTACGATTCGTGATGCCAAAGCCAAATGAGGCGGTGAACCTTGAATCGATGCCCCAACAGATATACGCCGGAATATCTCTGTGACTTCTGTCCGCCAACAGCATCCCCTGGCTTCTTTGTGATGTTTCGCAGTGGAGCTTTCCACACAAAACAGCCGGCAACCGCGTTGTATGAAAATCTCCGCCGCATTTCTGCGAGCAGCACATCGTCTGTTGGCCTCGATCTGGTCCGACGCGCGGTTTCTTGATCAGCCATGATTGGCCTCCTTCGGATTAGGTAAACCAAGCACTTCGCGCAGATCGTCAATCAGCTTGACGAGCGTTTCGCTCTGGCCGTCGCAGGTATTGCTCCAGTCCGAGGCGAGGTAGCTGCCCACGCTGGCGAGTTTGGAAGTCAGGGAGTATTCGTTGCCGTCGAGCTTCCGGATGGCGTCGAACATTGATTGCAGGTCGCTGAAACACGACTGCATCAGGTGGGTGGTGTTGTGGGCTTCGGTGACGGCCTGACGGGCGGCGTCAACCAGTACGGCGTGTGGGCGCATAGCGGTAGTCCTCTGAAAACGGTTTGCGTTTTCCGCTCTCCCGACGCCAATCGGGTGGGCGGAACCGTGCAGGTTGGCGTACCGGTCAGAGGGCCGGCGCGGGTTTCCCCGCCCCACACGGCCCGCCCATAGGACTTGCCGCGTACTGCGCACAAAAAAGCCTCGACATGAGAATGCGAGGCTGTGCGCCTCTGATACCAGGACGCCAATCCTGACCGCTGGATTTACAGCGGCAGGCGAACGGTACGCCGCGAAAATCGTCATGTCAACTTCAGCTATCTGCATGCCGCCTAACTCGTCGATGGAAAGCACGCCGCGCGGTAATGTGGTGGTGAGTGAAAGACATCATGGCGCGGCGGCTTTCATCTCTGCGTTCGGCGTCTCAAGAACGCCCGTCACTTCGTTGCCCATCGCTGTCCATCCTTCGCGGACTCGGCGCGCAAACATTTCGTGGTAATCGCCGGGGCTCACGCGCTCCACCATCTCGTAGAACTCTTCCGGCTTTTCGCTGTGCCGGCCGCGGGGCCACTGAAACCACGTCCCGCGCGTCTTGCCGAACGCATTGCCGGCCGGGCCACCCTTCCGGCACAGCAGAACTTGCTCGGAGTTGCATTGAAACTGCCCGGTCCCATAGCCAGGCTTGCACCACGTCAGCGTCTGCTGCGGCTCAAAGCCCCACGCCCGCGCAACGCGCACGGCCCAATCCAAATGCTGGTTCAGCGCCCACAGGTACAGGTGCGCTTTCGGCTCTGTCTCGGGCCGCATGGCCTCTATCGCATCAACCGTCAGCAGCGGGTAATACCGCTGCGGCCCTGCGCGGTACGGACCTTCGCGCCGGCCTACGGTGTTTCGGTGCAGGCTCGGCCACCAGGGCGGGTCGGCCACCACTGTTCGCGGGAGCCGCCGAACCCGTTGGTCAACCGGACCTGCCGCAATCGGAGTTTTCACAAGTTCAGTCTCCATCTGGTGCGGCAGGCCGGTTACCGCCAGCGTTAGGGGCCTTCATTGCGTAGCCACCGCCGGCAGCAAATCGCCGTTGTCCTCGAAGTCATCGCGCAGGATTTCCAGCGAGTGGTCAGCGGCGACCTCGATCACTTCGCGAAACGACTTGAACCGCTCGCCAGTCGCCGGATTGATCTCGGGGGCGCCCATCGCGTGTTTCGTGGCCGCCTTCGCCCAGCCTGGCAGCATCTCGAAAGAGCGGTCCAGTTGGTCAATCAGTGCTGCGCGTTCTTGTGCTTCCATGTCAGTCCTTTCCGGGGCGCTCGGCCCCTAACACGTCATTCGAGAGGGACGCTTCGCCATGAAGCCGGCTCGCGCCCCTCAATTCGGCGTTGTGCCCCTCGGGTGCCGTCCTGCCAGCGTCGACTTTTGTCGGGGCAATGTGAAAATCGCAATCTCCAGCATTCGGGCAGTCGTCTGGTTCGCACGGGCCAAGGTATCCGGGCGCGCAGGCCGGGGATGGTTCGCCGCATGGCATCAAGTCGTCCGTCTTGCATGCGCAGCCCCAGTCCGAATAAAGGCCGTCGAAACCTTCCGCCGTAAGTGCTTTTACTGTTATGTCTCGCAGGTTCATTTCTGTCTCCGTTGTCAGCGCCGGGGCACAACCCGTCACTCGTGTGGGACCTGCCGCGATAAAGCCGCGTCAGGTCCCACAGTTCTAGCGTTGTGCCCCAAAGCCTTCGCAACCGCCGCCTCAGCCATCGCCACTGCTTTTTCGGTGTGCGCAAAGAGCAGCTCTTGGAGCGCGGCCAGAAGGTCAGGCGCTGCGGCCATCAAATGTGCGTCGACGGCGGCACATTCATCGTGGTGGCCTAGACTCACAATACGGACGCGATCGGTTTCCACTGCGTAGCCTCGGGAGTCGAGCGCCACAAACCAGGTTCCTAGCGTTCGCTTGACTTCCAAATCATGCGGCGCTCTTGCGGTTCTGTTGGGTTCCATTACCCTCTCCTCATTTCGCGAGTCCGTCCCCACTCCCTCGCCTCCCGCACCGCCCGCTCCAGCGAGAAATCCCGCCCATGCGGCCGATTCCACGCCTCCACCGCGGCTGAAACGTCGTCGCAGACCGGCCCGACGCACCCGCACTCCGGGCAGCAGATCGCGTAGCGCCCGGGCGACACCTCATCGACCTCAACGTCATCGTGGTCGCAGAACGGGCAGGCGTGGATTTCAATTTTCATCGTTCCACCTGGCATACGTCAGGGGCCGCTGCTTCGTCACCACGCACTGCCCGCGGGCGGCCAGCCGCGCCATGGCGCTGCGGGCCGTGTTGTGATTGACGTCGGCCGCCGCGGCGATGGCGCAGACGGTGCCGGGCATCGCCGCCAGCAGCGCGGCATCCATGGCCGCCCGCGCCTTCTCGGTGACCGATTGGTCGTCGTAGACCGCGCCCGGCATCGGCCGGAAGCGCATTGGTCGGCCGCCGAACTGCACGGCACCACCGTCGACCAGCTTCATCAGATGATGTCTCGCCGCCCGGTTCCTGCAGCCGAGTGCCCTGGCCACCTCCTGAATCGTCGCCGGCAGCAGCTCCATGATCCGTCGCCGGATCACGCAGCCGCGTGTCGGCGCCCGGCGCGGAGGTGCCGGTAGTGCCCCGCCCGCCCGGGCGGACAGACTGGCGATCTGCTCGGCCCACATCAGCCGGGTCTCCCGACCGGAATTTCATCGACCCCGCGGCAGGCCAGGTAGGTGCGGTTGCCCGCGCTGTCCTCGTAGTAGTGTCCGCTCGCCCGGCCGTTCAGGCAGGCCAGCAGCGCCGCCTGGTTGAGGTCCGCGCGAGTCTGCTGGCGCTCGGCCTCGGCGCGCAGCGCGTCGCGGTAGTCCATCTCGCCGACGATGCCGTACACCACCAGCATCAGCAGCAGCGTCAGCGCGATCTGCCAGGTGCCGATGGCGTCGTCGTGCGCCTCGGCCAGCGTCGGCCGGCGGGCCTCCCAGCGCAGGCCCCGGGAAAGGCGCCAGCGGTCGATCATCCGGGTCAGCATGGCACGGCCTCCAGTTCGCGTTTCGCCCGCGCCAGGGCAGCCTCGGCGATGATCCGGTGCAGCATGTTGGCGCCGTAGTGATGGAGCTGGCTGGTCGATGGGTGGCGGGCGATGTTGGCGATCGCCTGCGTCATCGCCTTGTGCCGCTCGCCACCGGCCGCCTGGATTTCCTCGATCAGCTCGACGACGGCCAGTTCGTCGTAGAGCATGTCCGCGGCCAGGCTGTGGATGGTGGCGTTCATGACACCACCAGCGGGCCCTGCACGATGGGCGTGCAGAAGCGCTTCATCACCGGCAGGCAGTAGCCGCTCGCCCGAGCATAACGCTCGGCCGACTCGATCGCCGCCGGGATGCTGGCGGCCGTCTCGGTCGACGTCCAGGTGGTGCCGTCGCGAAAGTGCAGACGGACTCGGTATTCCTGCATGGTGTTGTCCTCCAGGTCGAGCCGGCCCTGCGCCGGCGAAAGACGACGCCGGGCCCGCGCCCGCGCCGCCAGGGTCAAAGCCGTCCGCATCACCGGCGTGGCCACCGCTCGGGCGAAACTCCACCCCTGCCGCCAGATCCCGGCGCGGCGGTAGCTTTCCTGCAGGTCGGCGGTGGTGATGGGGGTGGTGCTAGACATCACCCACCTCCATGGCAAGCCAGATCGCCCAGGCCATGTCATAGTCACTGTTCAGGCAGCGGACCTCGCCGGCAATGCCGAGCCCGGCCGCGGATTCCGTGATGACGATGGGGGGAGTCAAATGCAAATCGAAAGCCGCCTTGTTCCGCAACCCGGCCAGCAGTGGTACCTGCTCCTCGACACGACAGTCGATGGGCGCGAGCTGGTAGCGACCTTGATCGTCGGCGACCAGCGCAAGCAGAAGGTAAGCGCCACCGGCGCCGAGTGCCTGCGGCGACTCGCCGAATATCACCAGCGGCGCTTCCCGCAAGGTCGCCTGCTGGAAATCGAAATCCGCCTGCGCGACCACCTCGAGGCACGGGTGCAGGTCGCGCTGGAGTCGGCCCAGCAGGGCGACGCCCTCGTCTTCTGGTGCCGCGATCAGCAGCTTTACGACGCGGTATTCCCGTGCCTGGGCTTCGTCGCCTGATGCGGTAGTGATGGGGGTGAACGGGTAGGGCATGGACGAAGCCTAGCGGAACGCTAGAAGCCTGTCAAGCAGGGCGCTAGACTTTCGTGTAAAAAAAACCCGCCGAATGGCGGGGGCAGCAGCTTGCTTCGAAAGTATTTGATCAGTTATTCAGAAGCTCGCTGGCCGCCTTGATGAACTTCTGTTTTTTGATGCTAATGTTTTTTTGGTTTCCGCATAGTTTGTTTGCAACACCAAAAAACGCGACCCTATAGCCTGTGGGTCTGGAAGCAATTTTTTGAATGAGTGAGTGCGCCTCTGCCTCTGTGGTCGAGTTATCGACGCGCAACCCGGCGTTCAATTTGTCGATGTCTTTGAATGCTGCCTGGTTGATATTGGTGCCTTGCTCGACGCAGAAACGCATCACAGTGCGCAATTCCTGCTTGCTAACGGTGCCATCGGAGCCGGCAAGCCAGCACAGTGATTCCGTCGCTTCGGGATGATCTTGGCGGCACGCGATAAGCGCTGCGTTGAGTCGCTCCTGGGCCTGCCGTAGTTCTTTTTCCCACTCGCTTTCGTCGCTGGCTTCTTGCGTTAAAGGTTCAGTCCGATTTTTCTTCAACAGAAAATAAATCACGGCAACGGCAATGCCGATAAAAATGATGGCTTCCATGTCTATGACTTTCGTCTAATTGTCAGGAAATATTGTTGCTTGCATCATACGCTTGCGCCATTCCGTCATGCAGATAATTTCGGCTTTGCCTTAACACGCCCGGATGATTTAACAAGGCAGTTGGCGTAGCCGATTAATTCCCGCAGGTCGTCATCGCTCATCTTCTCGGCAATGGTGCATATTATTTGAACCAATGGCCTCGCAGGCTCCGGCGTTGCTGTATAGGGGGGGGCTGCTATGTCTCTGACTGAGCTAGGCGATTGATTTTGAGGATCGAGCCAGTCTGGAAATGCTTGAGTGAGTTTTCCGCGGGCTAGTTTCCCGATGCTTCTTTTCTGTCCGCTTTGCATCGGCTTGCCAGAAATAATCTGGTAGATGTACTGCTCGGAAAGCCCGGAAAGCTCGGCGACGCGATGCCGCCCTTTAAGTGGGTCGATAGAAAAGCGCTTGCACAGCACAATCAGCATCGTGATCAAGTAGTCATCGTTCATGACGAGCATTTTGCTAGAAAATAATCTAGCGGGCCGCTTGACTAACGGCTAGCGCGCCGCTAGACTGCGCCGCATGGACCTCAAACACTATCTTGAACCGCGCGGCCGAGTTAATGATCTGGCTGCCCTCATAGGCGCACCTAGTGCGCTCGTCAGCCAGTGGAAAACCGGAGTCCGAAAAGTCCCCGCCGAGCGCTGCCCCGCCATCGAGCGCGCCACGGGCGGCGCGGTGCGCTGCGAGGATCTGCGGCCCGATGTCGATTGGGCCTACCTGCGCGCCACGGATTGCCCGGTGACAGAAAGGGAGGCGGCTTGAGATGAGCGAACTAATGCTCGATTTTGCCAATCTGGCCGCGCTGGTTGCGATCTGGATTGAGTTGCGCACCTCCCGCACGAAAGCGGAGGCCGAACATGCGGCGGTCAGCCGCCGAGCTTCTGGACGACAAGAGGCCGAAACTCGGTGAGTTCGGCGATGGCGACCTCGATGTATGGCCAGATTTCGTCCGGGCGCCCGGGTACGCAGTCCGGGTTGTGCGCTTTGAGCTTCCGGGCTCTTTCCAGAACGAAAAAGGTGAGCAGCAGTTCTGCTGCCGATGTGGTTTCCATGGCCAGTCCTTTCGGTGGTGTCGGTGGGTGGTACCTCGATTCTATCCGTCATGGACTGGCCGCCTTTTCCTCCCGCTGCTCCTCTGCCCGGTCCGCCGGGCTTCGGCCGGCCTTCGGGTCGGCCGCTTTCTATTCCGGGGGTCGGCATTGAAAACGCCGGCCGCCAAGCACCCATCCCCCGCCGCCCGCCGGCGGGAGCAGCTGCGGCAGGAGCGCCTGCGCGCCCTGGCGCGCTATCCGCATGCCCCGGCCCGGCCGGTTTCTGGAAAACGGAGCATTCCCCTATGAGCGCTGAACTCAAGGATTTCCGCGGCAAACTCACGCCCCTGTCCTGGTGCTGGCTGGAGGCCGAGCACCGGGCGACCGGGCGCGACCAGTCGGAGATCGTCCGGGAGTTGGTGCATGCGTGGGCGGCGCAGAAGTCCATGGCCTCCATTGAAGCGCACCGCCTCATGGAAGCCGAGGGAATCGCAGGGAACATCGGGGAACGTCAGGGAGCGGCAGGGAAGCGCTGATGTCCATGCCGACGATCAAGTCCTGGGTGGACCTGCTGCGCGAAGTGTTTGGTGCGGCCGAAATCGACGCCGCCCTGCGGCAGTTCGGCTACCTGGCCAGCGAAGGCGGTCGCGAGATCGACACCCGCAAGGACAAGGCCGAGCGCGGCTTTACCCTGGCCGAAATGGTCGTGCTGCGCCCGCGCGAAGAGGTCAAGCGTGGTCGATAAACGGATCGACGTCGATGCGCTGCTGGCGACGGTCGATATCGTCCAGGTCATCGATGCCTATGTCCCGCTGACGAAGAGCGGCGGCGAATTCGAGGCCTGCTGCCCGTTTCACAGCGAGGCGACGCCCTCGTTCAAGGTCAGCCCGGCCAAACAGTTCTACCACTGCTTCGGCTGCGGCGCGCACGGCAGCGCGCTCGATTTCCTGGTGCAGTACCGGGGCCTCGACTTCCTCGATGCCGCCGCCGAACTGGGGGCCGCGCTCGGCGAGCGTTCCGCCGTTCCGCCGCGTTCCGAAACGCCGCCGCCGCGTTCCGCCGCCCGCGAAAAGGCCCGGTCGCCATGGGTGCCGGTAGTGCCGGCGCCGGCCGATGCGCCGCCCCCGCCGGCCGCCCACTATGCCCGCGGCCGCCCGCAGAAGGTCTGGACCTACCGCGATGGCGAAGGCCGGGTGCTCGGCTACGTCTATCGTTTCGTCACGTCGGACGGCGGCAAGGAAGTCCTGCCCGTCGTCTGGGCCCGCCACGAAGACACCGCCGCCACCGAATGGCACTGGATGACCTGGCCGGAGCCGAATCGGCCGCTCTACGGCCTGGACCGCCTCGCCGCCAAGCCCGAGGCCGTCGTCCTGCTGGTCGAGGGCGAAAAATGCGCCGATGCCGGGCATGACGAACTGCCCGACTTCGCGGTCGTGTCCTGGCCGGGCGGCGGCAAGGCCGACGGCAAGGTCGATTGGTCGCCGCTGGCCGGCCGAAAAGTGGTGACCTGGGCCGATGCCGACGCCAAGCGCGTGCCACTGACGCCGGCCGAACGCGACGCTGGCCTGACGAAAGACGCCAAGCCCCTGCTGCCGCTCGAACAGCAGCCCGGCTATCAGACCATGGCGCGCATCCGCGAGCGGCTGCGTTCCATGGGCTGCGCGCTCTGGGACGTGCGTTTGCCGCCCCTGGGCAGCCAGCCGGATGGCTGGGACATCGCCGACGCGGTCATGGATGGCCTGCGCGGCCCGGAATTGGTCAAATTCCTCCGCGAAAACACCCGTTCCGCCGTTCCGCAGCGGCCGGCTGAAATCGCGGAACAGCCACATGGCGAGGGCGTTTCCAGCGGAACGGAGCCGCCGCCGCGCGGAGAGAAACGCGGCAGCAGCGGGCCTTTGCTCATCGACGCCACGGTCTGGCTCGACCAGGCGCAGCCCATGGAATGGATCATCGACGGCCTGATCCAGCGCGGCCAGCTCTACGCCATGACCGCGATCACCAACCACGGCAAGACGGCCATCGGCCTGCTCATGGCCATGGCCGTCGCCGCCGGGCGGCAGTTCGCCCAGCGCGACATCCTGCCCGGAAAAGTTTTGATCCTGTGCGGCGAAAACCCGGACGGCTTTCGTACCCGCCTCGACGCCACGCTCGACCACATGGGTCTGGAGCGCACCGACATCGCCGGCCGCGTCGTCGTCCTGCCGCAGGCCCTGCCGCTGGCCGGATGTGCCGAACAGATCCTCGAAGAGGCGCGGGCAGGGCAGGGCGACTACTCGCTCGTCCTGGTCGATACCTCGATCAGCTACTACAGCGGCGACGACGAGGACGACAACCTGCAGGCGCGTACCCACGCCTGGCACCTGCGCGCCCTGGCCGAGCTGCCGGGCCGCCCGGCCATCATCGCCAACTGCCACCCGACCAAGAGCGCCGACCGCGACACCCTCCTGCCCAGGGGCGGCGGCGCCTTCCTGAACGAAATCGATACGAACCTCACCGTATTCGCCGAAGGCGAGACCGCGCACCTGCACTGGCACCGGAAAAAGCGCGGCCCGGATTTCGACCCGATCCCCTTCGAGTTCCACGGCAAGACCATCGAGGAACACGGGCGCAAGGTGCCCACGGTGGTCGCCGCGCACATCACGGAACAGCGGGCGCTCGAACTGAAAAAAGCGCGCACCGAGGCCGAAAACCGGCTGCTGTTCGCAATGCTGCGGCACCCGGATTCGAACTACGCCGAGTGGGCCTCGGCCTGCGGCTGGAATGGCGACAAGGCGAAAAGCCGCGTCCATCGGACGATGGAGCGGCTGAAGGAAGACAAGCTGGTCACGAAGTACCGGGGATCGTTGAAGCTGACGAAACTCGGCGAGGAAGAAGCGAAGCGAATCAACTAGCGCCTGCCGATATCACAGCCGGGTCGTTTGAGTGCGTCACCGGGGAATCAAAGTCGTCAGGATGAGGTAGTGGCAGGCCGCACGGCCGATGCTGCGGGAACGAAAGCGAGACAGGGAAAGAACAGTTCCGGAACTGTTCCGCCGGTGCGGAACGAAACGGAACAAAGCGGAACGCGATGGAACGGCGAGGCGAGTTTTCGCCTGTTTTTTGGGCTTTTCGTTCCATGCCCCGGCGGGGTTTGGGTTTTTTCCCTCCCGTAGGGAGGGGAAAAAAACCCAAGAACCACCCCGCCGGCTGGGTCGGCAGATCGGAACGAGGAAAGGAGTGGAACGGAACGTGCTGAAGATCGAGATTAAAGGGCTGGAAGCGGTACAGCAGCGGCTGGCTGGGATGCAGAAGCAGGTGCGCTACGCCGCCAGTCGCGCGCTGAACAACGTCGCCTTTGCCGTCAATGCCGAGATCAAGGAGGAAATGCAGCGGACCTTCAGGGGTGGCGCCACGCCTTACACCTTGGCGGCATTCCGGGTCACAAAAGCCACCCGGGAGAATCTGACGGCGGCAGTCGCCTTGCGCGGCGACAGTGGTGGAAAGGCGCGGTCCTATGACGTGACCCTGAAGCACCTTTTCTCCGGTGGGTCGCGGACATGGAAGGGCGTGGAGGGCGCATTCAGGCGCCTCGGTGTCCTGCCGGATGGCGACATGATTGTGCCGGGAACCGGCTGCCCGCTGGATAGCTACGGCAACCCGCCGCGCGGACTGATCGTGCAGTTGATCAGCTACTTCAACGGGTTCGGCGAGCAGGGGTACAAGGCCAACATGAGCGACAAGCGCCGCGCCAGTTTGGCCAAGGTCGGAAGATCGGCCAGCGGTTACAAGACGATCGGCGGCGTGCAGTACTTCGTCAGTCGAGGAAAAGGGCAATGGTACGGTCGCCGGCAGCATCTGCCGGCCGGGATATGGGCAAAGACGGGCACACATGGCGCCGACGTCAAACCGATGTTCATGTTCGTGCGGAAAGGCAGGTGGCGTCGATTCATTGATCTCCAGCGCATCGGCGAGCATGTCGTCGGCCGCCGCTGGCAGGATGAGTTCAATCGCGAGCTTGCCGCCGCGCTGGAGAGCGCCAAATGATCGGCGCCGGGTCCTCCCCCAAACATCCCCGCAAGGGTAATGCGAACCGCGATTGGGCGCTAGTTTTGAGGTTTTTCTAAGGGGGTTCCGGGCATGGGAATGGACGAGTCGCTGAACCTGTTCGATTTCGATCTGGAGTCAGATCCGGCGCTAAATCTGTTGATCGAGGGAGCCTGTCGGTCGGCGTCGGCCGTGCGGACGGTTTGCCGGACGGAAGCGCGCCGCGCCCGGTCCGAAGCGGTCCTGGCCGACATTCTGCCAGCCGTGGTTGAGCAGGGCGAGGCCTGGCATGTGATGTCCGCCGGCGATGTCGATGCGCTGTCATACCTGGCGCACCTGCTGAAAGCCACGCCAATGGACTACGTCGCTTTTTCGACGTGGTGTATGGCGATCGAGGACGTCTATCGCCTCGCCGACTGGCCGGCCGATGGCAGCATCGGCCGGCTCGATGCCTACGTCGGCGAGATTTTCTCGGGCAGCTACGCTAAAGAGCACGCTGCGCTGTGCGATGTCGTGCGCCGCTGCGGCGGCCGCGTCGCCATCTTCCGCAACCACAGCAAAGTGTTTCTTTGCCGCGCGGGCGAGCGCGCCTGGGTGATCGAAAGCAGCGCCAACATCAACACCAACCCGCGTACCGAAAACACGGTCATCACCGCCGACGTCGGCCTGTACCTGCATCACAAGGCGTGGTTTGACTCCATTAAATCGTTCGCCCGCGACTTCGACGACTGGAGCCCGGCGACATGAGCAAGGACGCCGGCGTCACGCACGACACCGCCGCCCGCCTGATCGGCATCGCGCCAGTCGAGCTGGAGCGCCTGGTGCGCGATGGATTCATCCGTCGCAATGACCGCAATGCCTACAGCGTGCCGGTCCTCATCGAGCACTACGTCGCCTGGATCAAGGCCAGCGTCACCGGTACGCTGGGCCATCCGAAACAGGCCGACGTCGCCGCGCACCTTGACCTGTCCGCCCGCAGCGTCCGCGAACTCGAATTGCGCCTCGCGTTGCCGCCCGACTACTCCCTGCACGATTTCCGGATTGCCTACATCCGCCACCTGCGCGAGACCGCCGCCGGGCGGGCCGCGTCCGGCGATCTCGACCTCGCCACCGAGCGGGCCCGTCTGGCCTCGGAACAGGCCGACCGGATTGCCATGCAGAACGCCGTCGCCCGCGGCGAGCTGGCGCCGGTGTCGTTGATCGAAGAAGTGCTGACCAAGGCGGCCGCGAAGATCGCCGGGATTTTCGACGCCATCCCGGGCATGGTGCGCCGCCGCGTGCCGTCCCTGGGGGCCGCCGAGATCGATCTGATCGCCGACGAGATCGCCAAGGCGCGCAACAGCGTCGCCTCGATTTCGCTGGCGGATCTCAAAATCGACGACGAGGTGGACGCCTCGTCACCTCCTGACCTGGACGATGGGCGCGTTTGACGCTGGCCTGCATCGGCACCTCAGCCGTGGGCTCGAAGCCTTCGGCGTGCCGGCGCCCATCACGCTCGAAGAATGGGCGCGGGAGCACTTCTACCTGTCGGCCGAGTCGAGCTACGTCGAGCAAGCATGGGCGCCCTGGTGGTTTCAGTGCGCCATCATGGCCTGCATCAGCAACGACGACATTCGCGAGGTTATTTGGCGAAAGCCTGCGCGCGTCGGCGCCACCAAGATCATCCTGGCTGCCATCGGCTACACCGCCGAGCACAAGCGCCGCAACCAGGCGCTCTGGCAGCCCACCGACGACGACCGCGACGAGTTTGTCAAGGCCGAACTCGAGCCGATGCTGCGCGACGTCGCCGCCATGCAGCGGGTTTTCCCGGCCTTCCTGCGCCGCGACAAGGACAACACCCTGCAGGCCAAGAAGTTCCTGGGCTCGCTGTTGCACCTCAAGGGTGGAAAGGCGGCGAAGAACTACCGCCGAATCAGCGTCGATACCGCCTACCTCGACGAATACGACGCATTCGACGCCAACATCGAAAAAGAGGGCGACCCCGGCACGCTGGCCGCCAAGCGTGTCGAAGGGGCCACATTCCCGAAGATCGTCTTCGCCAGCACCCCGAAGCTCAAGGGTTTCTCGAACATCGAGAAGCGCGAGCGGGATGCCGACCTGCTGGTCACGCCGGAAATCCCCTGCCCGGAATGCGGCGAATTCCACGCCCTCACCTGGGGCGGGAAAGACGACCCGCACGGCTTCAAGTGGCAGGACGACGATCCGGACACGGTCCGCCACCTCTGCCCCCATTGCGGCGGCCTGATCGACCAGGCGCAGTACCTGGCCGCCGCCGATCCCGACCGCTGCCGATACCGCGCCGAGGACGGCACCACGCTCGACCGCCGCGGCATCTTCCGCGATGCCGCTGGCGCGATCGTCCGCGCCCCTGAACGTATCGCCTTCGTCGGCGTCTGGAGCGCCTACAGCCCGAACGTCTCCTGGGCCGGCATCGTCAGGGACTTCCTCGCCGCCAAGCGAGAGGCCGGCGAAGGGAAAAAGGAAAAGCTCCAGGCCTTCGTCAATACCACCCTCGGCGACTACTGGGCCGAGGAGTACGAAAAATCGGACGAGAACGAACTGCGCGCCCGTGCCGAGCCCTACCCGCTTGGGCGCTGCCCCATGGGCTGCCTGCTCCTCCTCGCCGGCATCGACACCCAGCCGAACCGGCTGGAGGTCGGCGTCCGGGGCTACGGCCGCGGCTGCGAATCCTGGGCGATCGACCATAGGGTCTTCTTCGGAAACCCGAACGAGGACGAGGTCTGGCACGAGCTTGAGGAGTACCTGTTCGAGACCGACTTCCCGCACGCCGCCGGCAGTCGCCTGCGCATCGCCGGCGCCGCCATCGATACCGGTGGCCACAACACCCACGCCGTCTATCACTGGTCGGCCAAGCACGCGCGCCACAAGGTCTTCGCCGTCAAGGGCCGCAGCGGCCGCGAGCGCAGCATCAAGGACGGCGCCAGCAAGGTCGACATCGACTGGCGCGGCCGGCTGCGCAAGCACGGCCTCGTCCTCTGGCACGTCGGCACCGCGCATGCCAAGGACCTCCTGCACGGCCGCCTGCAGATCCAGCGGCCAGGGCCCGGCTACATGCACTTCAGCGCCGAGCTGTCCGACGAGTGGTATCGCCAGTTCACCGGCGAGGCCCGCACCACGCGCCGCACCTCCCGCGGCGACGAATCGAGCTGGACCCCGACCCGCAAGCGGATCGAGGCCTGGGACTGCACCGTCTACATCGTCTGGCTCGAATCGTATTTTGAACTGGCCAAGAAGCCGGCCAAATACTGGGACGACCTGGCCGAAAAAGTACAGCCGGCCGTCCCAGACCTGTTTGATTCGCCGGCAGCGAGCGTGCCGCCGGTTGCCTATCCCAAACCACAGCAGGCCGTGCGCCGCATCGGCCGAATCGGGGGTTTTTCATGACCACAGGAGTCTCCCAGATGATCGACACCATGCTCCGCGAACTCGAAACCGCCCTGGCGCAGGGCATGACCCGCGACGAAGCGCGGCTGCGCGCCGAAGTGGCCGTCCGCCGCGAGTATGCCGGCGAGCGCGTCTATGTCGCCGCGCTGCCCGCGCAGGCGCGGTCGGTGCAGCTGGCCGAGCTGGGTAAGCGCCGGCAGATCGACCTTGCCCTGGCGACCGGCCTGACCGTGCGCCGCGTCCGGCAGATTCAGCGCGGCCGCTGACAGGAAATTTTTTGCCTTAACTTCATCCCTGCCGGGCGGCATCCTGCGGCCATCCTTAAGGAGGCCGCGTGTCTGCAGAGATTCCGAGCACTGAGCCGGCCGCACTGCGGATCGGCGACACCTGGAAGTGGACCAAGTCGCTCGCCGACTATCCGGCAACGTCCTGGACGCTCAAATACCGATTCAAAACGGCTGCCGGGGGCTTCGAGGTCACCGCCTCGGCCTCCGGCAGCGACCACGCCATCACCGTCGCGGCCACCACCACCGCCGCGCTGGCCGCCGGCGACTATGGCTGGCTGGCCTGGGTCGAGTCCGGCGCCGAAAAATACACCGTCGGCGCCGGCACCGTCGAACTGCTGCCGGACTACCGGGCGGCCGATGCCACCGCCGGCCTGGACGACCGCAGCCACGCGCGCAAGATGCTCGACGCCCTGGAAGCCTGGCTGGAATCCCGCGACCCGGCGGTCGCCGAATACGAAATCGCCGGCCGGCGGATGAAGTACGTCCCGCTGCCCGAGCTGGTGCGCCTGCGCCAGCGCTATGCCACCGAAGTCGCCAACGAGGTCGCCGCCGCCAAGATCGCCGCAGGCCTCGGCACATCCGGCCGGCGCATCCAGTTCCGGGTGTGAGATGGGGATGATCGACACCCTGCGCGCCTGGTTTGCGCCAAAAAAGCGCGCCAGCGACGCCAACTTCGCCGCCACCTTCGGCAGCGGCGCCGGCGGCGGCTTTGCCGGCGGCGGCGTCTCCCGCCTGACCGCCAGCCTCGCCACCTGGTCTGGCGCCGTCAATCTCGATCTGGATGGCAGCCTGGTGATCCTGCGCGCCCGCGGCCGGCAGCTGGCGCAGAACAACGAGCATGGCCGCCGGTTCCTGTCCCTGGTCGCCACCAACGTCATCGGCCGCACGGGTCCGAAGCTCCAGGTGCGCGCCCTGTTCGACCGCCCGGACAAATCCGGCCGCCCGGTCCTCGACAAGGCCGCCAACGATGCGGTCGAGGCGCACTGGGCGCGCTGGAGCGACCACTGCGACGTCGGCGGCCGCCTGACCCTGCCGCAGATGATGCGCGTCGCCATCAAGGCCGTGGCGCGGGACGGCGAATCCCTGCTGCGCATCGTCCGCGATGCCGCGCTTCCCTGCGGCATCGGCCTGCAGCTGCTCGAAGCCGACCGGCTCGACGAATCCATCAATGTGATCGTCACCGACCGTGGCACCACCATCCGCCAGGGGGTCGAGATCAACCGCTACGGCCGGCCGGTGGCCTACTGGATCAAGACCGCCCACCCCGGCGAGCGCTATGGCGCCAGCGCCTACGACGTCGAGCGGGTGGATGCCCGCGACGTCCTGCACCTCTACCTGCCCGAGCGCGCCGAGCAGCTGCGCGGCTATACCTGGTTCCATGCCGTTCTGCTGCGCCAGCACCAGCTGCACGGCTTCAACGACGCGGCGGTCCTCGCGGCGCGCATCGGCGCGAGCAAGATCGCCGCCCTGGAGCGCAGCGAGGACGCGCCCGACTCCACCGCGCAGATGGCCGACGCCCAGAGCGGCGGCGCCATGCAGATGAACGTCGAGGCCGGCGAGCTCTTCGAGCTGCCGCCAGGGTACAAGCTCAACTCCTGGAACCCCGAATACCCGCACGCGAATTTCGAGAGCTTCGTCAAGGCCGCCCTGCGCGGCGTGGCCACCGGCCTCGATGTCGCCACGCACAACCTCACCGGCGACATGACCGACGTCAATTACAGCTCGGCGCGCATCGCCGAACTGGCCGAGCGGGAAATGTGGATCGTGCTGCAGGACTGGTGGGTCGCCGCCATGGTGCAGCCGATCTACCGGCAGTGGGCCGCCAGCGCCTTTCTGCGCGGCGACGTCACCTTCCCGAGCGGCAGCGTCCTGCCCGCCGAAAAGCTCAACAAGTTCATCGACGCCAGCCGCTTCCAGGGCCGCCGCTGGGGCTGGGTCGATCCGGTCAAGGAGGTCAAGGCCTTCTCCGAGGGGCTGGCGGCCCGCGTCACCAGCCGCACCCGGATCTGCGCCGAGCAGGGCGACGACTTTGACGACATCCTCGACGAACTGGCCGCCGAAGAAGATGCGCTGGCCAAGGCCTTCGCCGCCCCGGAACCGGGGGCCGCATGATCTGCGAAGCCGCCCGCACCCTCATCAAGCAGTCCGAAGGCCTGCGCCTGCGTGCCTATTTGTGCCCGGCGGGCGTGCCCACCATCGGCTACGGACACACCCGCAGCGTCACCGCCGAGGATGTCCGGCTGGCGCGCAAGATCCGCCTCGACGAAGCCGAAGCGCTACTCGACCAGGACCTCGCCGAGTTCGATGACCTGGTGCGCCTGTGCTGCACCGTGCCGGCGAACGAAAATCAGCATGGCGCCATGGTCTCGTTGGCCTTCAACATCGGCGCCGAGGGCTTCCGTAAGTCCTCGGTTCTGCGCGCCCACAACCGCGGCGACTGGGCCATCGCCGCCCAGGCGTTCAGTCTCTGGAACAAGGCCACGGTCGGCGGCCGGAAGGTTGTGCTGCCCGGCCTGGTGGCCCGCCGCGCCGCCGAGGCGGCGCTGTACCTTCAGCCGGTCGGTCCGGTCGATCACCGGCCCATGCCGCAGGCCGTCGAGCCCGAGAAGCCGATGGCGCAAAGCTCGATCATGCAGGGCGGCGTCATCACCGCCGCCGCCTCCGCCCTGGCCACGCTCTCCGAGGCCGCCCGGCATTTCGCCGACATCCGCAGCCACCTTGGCGATGTGTTCCCGCAGGTGGCCCTGCTCGTCACCCTGGTCGCCGGCTGCTGGATCATCTGGCAGCGCTGGCGGCAGCGCGCGGAAGGGGTCGCCTGATGCGCGCCACGCTCGCCGCCTTCGCCGCCGGCCTGCTGCTCGCCCTGGCCATCTGGGCCCTGTGGCCGGCCCCGGCGCCGATCGTCGAAACGGCCGCCCCGGAAGTGCGGCAGGACGACGGCTCGGTCATCCTCGAACGCCAGCCGACCACCCCGGACGCCACGCCCGCGCAGGCGGTGCCCAAGGGCGCCAAGGTCGAGCGCGTCGTGCAGGTCAAGGTCCAGCCCCACCGCCCGGCGCCGCTGCCGGCCGGCGACGGCCTCAAGCCCGCCGGGCCGCTCATTGACATTCCGCCCTGCCCGCCGGTCACGGTGGATATGACCCTGCTGCGCGAGCCTGACGGCAGCCGCCGCGTCGTCGCCAGCAGCCCGGACGGCCGGATCGTCGGCGGCGTCGACATTCCCGTCGAGACCCCGCCGCCGCCCGCCGCGCGTCGCTGGGCCGCCGGCCTCAGTCTCGACCCGATCCACCAGACCCCCGGTGTCTGGCTGGAGCGCGACCTGATGCGCCTCCGGGTCGGCGTCGAGATCAACCAGATCGCCACGCGCAATGCCGGCCGCGAAGGCGAGATCCGGCTGCGCGTCGGCATCGTGTTCTAGGAGGCGCCGATGAGCCCCAGAACCAGCAAAAAAGCCGCAGAGATCGACGACATGGAACTCCGGGAAATGCTTGTCACCCACATCGCCGCCGAAGAAACCCGGCTCGACACCATCATCCGCGCCCTGTTCATCATCGGCAGCCTGAGCACGATGATTCTTGCCTCATGGGGCTGGGTGTATTTCGAGGACCGCGCCGACAACAAGGCCGCCAGGGCGCTGCAGAACGAGATGATGAGCACGATCAAGACGATGCTGCTGCGGCATGAAGAGCTGGAAAAAGACGTGCGCCGGGAGTTCGACCGCGTCGAAAAGCAACTCGACAACAAAGCACCGAAACACAACTGGCAGGCGCCAGGCTAAAGGAGACACCATGAAAATCGAATGCCTCACCACCTTCCTCGATGGCACCGACCGCTTCGAGGCCGGCGACATCCGCACCGTCGATGACGAGCGCGGCGCCCGCCTGGTCGGCAACGGCTGGGCCAAGGACACTGCCGGCCGCGTCGCCACCGGCGCCCCCGGCGGCAACGCCGACCTGAACATCGACAACAGCCGGCTCGGCCTGGGAGACAATCATGGGTAAGGCCGCACATGACGACATGATCGACGGCGCGCTGAACATCCTCAAAAACAACGTCACGCGCCAGGTCGCCTGCTCCGCGCAGCCGACCACCTACACCGAGGCCAACGCCACCTACGCGCTGGCCGACGTGACGTTGGCCGGTACGGATTTCACCAACGCGAACGGCGACACCAACGGCCGCAAGACCACCGTCGCCGCGAAGTCCTCCGTGCTGATCGACACCACCGGCACCGCGACCCACATCGCGCTGCTCGATGTGGCGAACAGCAAACTCCTGTACGTCACCACCTGCACCAGCCAGGCTTTGACCGCCAACGGCAGCAATACGGTCAATTTCCCGGCTTGGGATATCGAAATCGGCGATCCAGTCTGATCATGAGTCTGCGCGACGAAATCCTCGCCTCCGGCCTGCCACTGGACGATCACGGCGCCATTGCCGCGGCGCTGTCGGTCGGCCGCGCCAAAATCACCTCGCGGATGATCGGGGTCGGCACCATCCTCGCCGTGTTCGGCGGCGTCGGCGGGCAGTTCCTCGACGCCCTGCAGGCGGCCGGCGAGAGCAACCGCGACCTGCACTGGCTGCTCCAGTCGAACATCATGCGCGGCGAGTTCGACGTGGGCGACCGGGCCAGCCGCGCCGGCATGCAGGCGCTGGCGGCAGCGATGCCGCCCTTCGCCGCCGGCATCAACGCCCTGCTGGCCCTGGCCGAGGTTCCCGACCCGGTGAGCAGCCAGGAGGTCACCCGCGCCCTGGAGGGACTCTAAATGGCCACCATCACCGCCGTCGTCGGCACGCGCACCAGCCTCACCACCACCGCCCTGGACTCGCTGGCCAACGGCACCTACGTCTCGGCCGGCACGCTGAACCACACGACCAACGATCCGCTGGACGTGCTGATCGAGGTCAAGGTCACGCCAGGCACCGTCAGCGGCAACAAGCAGGTTGTGGTGTTCGCTCAGAAATCGCTCGACGGTACAAACTTTGAATCCGGCCCGACCAGCGGCACGACGACGACCGACGAGCCGAACCTGGCTTTTGTCGGCGTGGTGCCGTGCAACAGCAACAGCACCGCGCAGACGCGGGTGTTCTCCCTCGCCGCCGCGTTTGGCGGCACGCTGCCGCAGCAGACCAAGATCATCGTCAAAAACGACAGCGGCGCCGCGCTGGCGGCATCCGGGCACCACGTCTACTACTCCGAAGTCACCGGCAATTCGGCCTAAGCGATGGCGCTGCTGCTGACCCCGCGCATCTGGACTAGCCAGCCGCAGGGATATGTCCCTGTAAGCGATCCAGCATGGAAGTGCGTAATCAATCCGGCCGTTGCGGATTTGCGGAGTTTGTCCTATCCGCCGATTGCATATACCTCGTCTGGGACAGTGCGTGGGGGTATTCCTGGACGAGTTCGGAACAATAATTCGACTAGCTCGGTTACCAACCTGATAACTCCGGTGTCTGTTCCTGGTGGATCAGATTTCACCGCAGTCATGGTGCTTAGCCCAGTTAGCGCCCTCACCTATAACGGTGGATTTTTCAGGTCTGCAACCGGTGGGGATACATTTTGTGTGATTAAAACCGGCACATGGGGTAATTTGCCCTTTGTCAGGTTGAATACTGTTACCGTTCTTAATGCCTCATCCGGGCCGGCCGTGCCAAATGGTCGGCTTGTTACTGTCGTATTCACGGTTAGGTCTGGTAAATCCGTTCAGGTGGCGTGGGATGGAGCGATACAGCATAACGCAACTTTTTCAACTACAACCCCCGCTTTTACCTTTACAACGGTCGGCCACCAGGGTAACGAACCCGCTGGGGATTACGCCCTTTTTTCCTTCGCCACCCAAGCGTTTGATGCAGCGAGTCTCTCCGCTAATCCCTGGCAAATCTTCGCCCCGCAACAACGGCGGATATTCATCCCGGCGGCGACGGGTGGGGGCACCAGTACCAGTCTCGTCATCGCCGACGCCACCCACGGCCATGCAGCGGACAATCTCACGCTCAGCGCCACCGGCTCCACGAGCCTGGTGGTTGCAGATGCGAGCCACGCCCACACCGCCGAATCGCCTGGGCTATCAACGCAGTTGCTCCTTGCTGTTGCGGATGCCGCGCATGCGCAGGCCGCCGACAACCTCACCCTTACCGTCAGCGGCTCGACGGACCTGACGGTGGCCGATGCCGCGCACGCCCATGCGGCCGACGCGCCCACGCTCTCGACCGACTGGCTGCTGTCGGTGGCCGACGCGGCACACGCGCACGCGGCGGATAACGTCGCGCTGTCGCTGATCCCGGAGCTGGTGATCGCGGACAGTCTGCATGGGCATGTGGCCGATGGACCGAGCCTTACCCTCTCGACCTGGCTGGCCGTGGCCGATGCCACCCATGCCCACCGCGCCGACAACGTCGCGCTCACCCTGCCGGGGGCCACCCCCACCTGGGCGCGCCTGCGCAGCACCCTGGCGCGCCGGGCCCGCCTGACGCCGGGCGCCCGCCGGGCCGCCGCCCTGACCACGGAGATTGCCCATGTCTGACACCTGGATCGCCGGCGAAACGGCGCGCATTTCCCTCAGCGTCGCCGACACCACCGGCGCCGCCGTCGACCCCTCCGTGCTGCGCCTCAAAGTGCGCGACCCGGGCGGGACCGTCACCACCTACACCTACGGCAGCGACGCCGAAGTCGTCCGCGCCGCGCTCGGCGACTACTACGCCGACCTCCCGCTCGATGTCGCCGGCCGCTGGGCCTGGCGCTGGGAGGCCGAAACGCCCTCCGGCGTCGCGGAATCGTCGCAGCAGGTCACGGCCAGCGCCGTGGTCGGCTGACAGGAAATTTTTTGCCTTAACTTCGTCCCTGCCGGGCGGCATCCTGCGGCCATCCTCAAGGAGGCCGCATGTACCAGCGAAACGCCACCATCGATCAGCGCGCTGCCGACGAAGACGGCCTGATCACCATCGCCATCAGCACCGAGGCGCCTTACGAGCGCTGGTTCGGCATCGAGGTCCTGTCGCACCGCGCCGATGCCGTCGATATGACGCGCATCGCCGACGGCCGCCACCCGCTGCTCCTCAATCACGACACCGACCGCCAGATCGGCAAGGTCGAACGCGCCTGGATCGGCGACGACCGCGTCCTGCGCGGCGCCGTGCGCTTCTCCCGCGGCCCGCTCGGCCAGGAGATCCGCCAGGACGTCGAGGACGGCATCCGCGGCCTGGTGTCGGTCGGCTACCTCATCGACGAGATCGAGGAGGTCGACGACGAAGGCAAGAGCCTGCGCACCCTGAGCGGCGAGGCCTTCGCCGCCGAAATGCGCGCCCAATACGGCGACGACTTTTACCGCAGCGGCCTGGCGGCTGCGCGCGGCAAAGGCGAGAAGCCGCCCACGTTCGTCGTGACCCGATGGACGCCCTTCGAGGCGTCCATCGTGCCTGTGCCGGCGGACGTCAATGCAGGGGTCGGCCGTTCGGCTGGCGCCGCGCCCGTCCCCGCCCCCGCACAGGCTGCACCCACCCCCGCCCCCATCCAGGAGATCCGAATCATGAGCGAACCCACCCCCAAGACGCCGGCCGAACTCGAAATCGAACGGCGTGACGGCATTGCCGCCCTGGCCGAGAACTACGCCGAGTGGCTCAAGCCGAACGACGCCGCCGATGCCGTGCGCAACGCACGCAGCGTCGAGCAGTTCAAGGAATTGATCATGGAGCGCATGCGCTCCCGCCACACCGACACCAGCGGCATGGCCATCGGCATGACCGCCGGCGAGGTGCAGCGCTACAGCTTCGGCCGCGCCCTGGTCGCCGCCCTGACCGGCGACTGGCGCAAGGCCGGCCTCGAACTGGAGTGCTCCCGCGCCGTCGAGCAGATCATGGGTCGCGCGCCCGAAGGTTTCTTCGTGCCATTCGACTATCTCTCCAAGCGCGATTTCAACGTCGGCACCGCCACCGAAGCCGGCAACCTGGTCGCCACCAATCTGCGCCCGGACATGTACGTCGACGCGCTGCGCGCCAACATGGTCATGGGCCAGCTCGGCATCACCGTCCTCGCCGGCCTGTCGGCCAACGTCGACCTGCCGCGCAAGGCGACCGCCGGGACGCTGGGCATGCTGACGGAAATTGGCTCGGCCTCCGAAACCGCCCTGGCCACCGCCAAGGCGACCCTGTCGCCCAAGCGGATCGGCGCCTACACCGAGGTCTCCAAGCAGGCCCTGATCCAGTCGGCCATGGCCCTGGAAGGCCTGATCCGTGACGACCTGGTCACCGGCGCCGCCGTCCTGCTCGAATACCAGGCCATCAACGGCGCCGGCACCGGCGCGGAGATCAAGGGCCTGCGCAACGTCACCGGCATCGGCACCGTCGCCGGCGGCACCAACGGTCTCGCCCCGGCCTGGTCGCACTTCGTCGATCTCGAATCGGCCTGCGCCAACGCCAACGCCGAGCCGGACCGCTTCTCCGGCTACCTGACCAACACCAAGGTTCGCGGCAAGCTTAAGCAGACCCAGTTCGCCACCAACCTGCCCTTCATCTGGCAGAACGGCCCGACGCCGATCAACGGCTACCGCGCCGCGGTGACCAACAACGTGCCGAGCACCCTGACCAAGGGCACCAGCACCACGGTCTGCTCCTCGACGCTGTTCGGCTCGGACTGGAGCATGGCGGTCATCGGCCTGTTCGGCGCGCCGGATGTGGTGGTCGATCCATACACCAAGGCCGACACCGGCCAGGTCAAGATCACCCTCAACCAGTTCGCCGACCTGCAGCACCGGCAGCCGGCCACGCTGGCGAAGATCGACGACCTGCTCGCGGGCTGATGGCGAGATCCACGCAACCCGCCCCGCGGAAGCCCGGCCCGGCGCCGGTCTTCCCGTGGTGGGGCCACTACCCGACATGACCTGGAGCCTCGACACCTCCTGCGGCGACGAAGCGGCAAAAATCCGCTTCGAGGTGCTGCCCTACCTCGCCCGCGGCGGCCTGGACATCGGCTGCGGCCCGCGCAAGGTCTGGCCGCACCTGATCGGCATCGATTCCGGAAAGGACACCGAGCTGTTCGGCGTCGCCATGCGCCCGGACATCGTCGTCGCCCACGCCGCCCGCCTGCCGCTGTTCGCCGACCAGGCGGTCGACGCGGTATTTTCATCGCACTGCCTGGAGCACATCGAGGACTGGCAGGCCGCGCTGCGCGAGTGGTGGCGGCTGGTCAAGGTCGGCGGCCACCTCTGCCTCTACCTGCCGCACGCCGACCTCTACCCGAACATCGGCCAGCCGGGCGCCAACCCGGACCACAAGCACGACTTCCGCCCGGAAGACCTGCGCGCCTTCTTCGCGCTGGCCTTCCCGGACTGGACCTTGCTCGACGCGCAGACCCGCGATCAGGGCAACGAGTACAGTTTTTTGCTGGTCTGGCGGAAGGAAGCCACCGGCGCCGGCCAGCGCGACAGCACCACCGTCGCCGATCCGCGTCCGAGCGCCGGCCTGGTGCGCATCGGCGCCTATGGCGATGCCCTGTGGGCCAGTTCGCCGGCCGCCCTGCTGCAGGAGCAGGGCTACCGCGTCACCGCCTACGTCGCCGCCACCGGCGCCGAAGTCCTGCGCCACGACCCGCACATCGACCGTCTGGTCTTCCTGCCCAATGGAGTCCTGGACGACGACGACCTCCTGGCCTTCTGGGCGCATGAGGCCGCCAAACACGACCGCTGGATCAACCTGATCGGCAGCGTCGAGCAGCGCCTGCTCTACCACCCGAGCAGCAACGAGTTCTACCTGCCGCAGGCCCTGCGCCACCGCTTCGGCAACCACAACTACCTGGAGATGATCCACGACTACGCCGGTCTGCCGCATCGCTT